CGATCTCTTGGAACCGATCAAGTATTACAAGACGAAGACGGGGGCCCAAGGAAGCGACAAGACATTCAGTCGCATTTCCTTTGTGTGTTATGTGCGAGAAGGGCTGGCGGATTGTGATGCGAAAGAGACGGATAAGTATTATAAGCGGATTGGATTTAAGGATCAATAAACACCTATATCTAAGATGTCAAATAGCAAGTCTATCCTAGAAGGTTCAGAAGGATTTGATGCGGTGGCCAAACAGATGCTCGGACCTCAGCCAGCCGGCATTGGAAAGTTAGGAACGATAGAACTTCAACTAGCCTATTTTCGGTTCAAGACCAAGAACAACCAAAACAACAATCAACCTGTCCCAGAACAAATGCTTCTTCCGCTCACGCGGAACGCCGGCATGTTCCCACCGACTTCCGAAGTCGCCCTTAAAATGGCCGATGAACTCCTGAAGTCTCTCCTTCATATGACCTGTTTGAGTCCTTGGTGGGGCATTCCTCAGACCCTGGAACTGTACAACATATTCGCAAGACAGGCCACTCATGTATCCCTTCAGAACCTAGAATGCTTCCACAGTCCAGATCCCACTCTCAAATGGACCGCCAATCTAAAACCAGGAACAAAAGTCCTGGTCATCAGTCCCTTTAGCAAGACAATTCAGCAACAGGTTCCCAAGTTGCCTCAGATCTGGCCGAATCTTTGGAATCCCGATCTCATCTTCAAAACAATCACCTGTCCGCTCAGTTATGGCGTCCAGGATGCCGATGTCCAGCATTTTATGCGTCTGAAATGGACCGACAGCCTCGGACTCCTAGAGGACTTAAAGACACAGATGGACAACACGGACTACGACGTGGTTCTCGTGGGTGCGGGAATTTACTCTTTGCCTTTAGTGGCCCATGCCAAACAGAAGGGGAAGAAGGGGATTCATTTGGGGGGAGGCACACAACTCTTCTTTGGTATTAGAGGAGGTCGGTGGGATGAGATGAAGGAGTTCCAGCCCTTCTTTAATGAACACTGGACGCGTCCGGCGCTAGAAGAGAGGCCAGCCAATTTCCAGATGGTGGAACGGGGATGCTATTGGTAATCCATTGGATTGCTACAATTTATATCCCGAGGCTAAGTAGAATGCCAGGCAGATCCACCAGGAAACGAACAGCCTCCCAAACGCGTGCGAATAAGAAGCATGCCAATAATGTCGCAAGGGTCTTAAAAAATAAATTGACAAAACTTGTGAAGAAACAAACCAAACGCAAAACAAGGAAACTAGCACAAAAGGAACGAAAACGACTAGCACAACAAGCAAATAATGCGATGCGATTTTATGAGAACGATAACGCCCTTTATAACGCCCCTGAAAATCATTATCCTGAAAATAATGAAATAATTACGAGTCTCATGACCCCTTTTAGTGCCCCTGTTAGATCTAAGGTAGTGAACAACGGTAATTTTTATAATCGTTTGGAGAGGAGTCTCGGAATGAAGAGCCGAAAGCGTACTGGTAATCATACTCCGAAAGAACTACTTGTGGTTATGAAGATGAATGCGAACAATCTTAACAAACGTGGGTTTCGGGAATAATACAGCGTAGATATTTCTATCCATACATTCAACATTACACTATATCCATATATTGTAATGTTCAAATAGGGATGTTAAGTCTATCAGATTTAACAGAAGAACGAGTAGACCACCTATTCCATATTGATAGGGCAACCCCTGTCACGGCTCCGGTATTTTTACTGATGGTGGGGCTTCCTGGTGTGGGGAAAAGTTCGGGTCATAGGGAGGCCATTGAGCGTGAGTATGTCCCCAAACATAACTATGCCACAATTAATCTGGATACGCTGATTGAGTCTCTCCAGGTCTTTCGCGCCTCTTCGTCCATGGCCCATTTGCTGAAACAAAAGGATCCCGAATCGGTGAAGTTCGGTACGATTACCGCCTACACATCCAAGAAGAATGACTTCGGACTTTTCAAATGGTACGATGATATCAGCAAATCATTGAAACCGGCTATGAGTCGCCGTCTAAGTAAGATTCGGAATCGGTATACTTCCACAGGACAATCCCATAGTGTTATAGAACTTGCCGACCTTGCGATTCAGAGAGCCATTGATAAATCTATTAATATTGTCTATGAAACTACGCTATCGGCTACAAAAGATGGAAAAGTGAATAAAATAGATAAGATTATGAAAAAATTAGAGGGGACACCCTATAGAGTGATTATTCTTTACATAAGGGCCCCTATTCCAGAGGTTAGTAAGCGCATCACACATCGTCAAGAATATAATACACCGTTTCGGAAGATTCCCTTTTACAGATTTATAGATCCATCTCGTAAGGAACTTGAATCACTTGATACAAAGATTTATAAGGCGTTAAGCATTGTGGAAGATACCTATCCCGATATTCCAATAGAATTTCATAATGTTCCGATGAATGCGAGCAAACTTCCGAAGGCAAGAAAATTCAGCACTCGCAAACAATTACGCAAACTTTCTACTGTATTTGAGAGTCCCAAATCAACCTCAGGCTATTCCGCAAATAACAACAATAACAATAACAACAATAACAATAATAACAATAACAACAATAACAACAATAACAATAACAATAACAACAATAACAATGAATAACTTCCCTCATCAAATATAGAGGTATGCCGCATCAATTATACAATAATATTGGAAAAGGGTTCGGATTTGGAAAAGCAAATCCCTATGACTTTACGGCAAATTCGTCCAGTTATGGGATTGGTTCTAGTACCGGGTCCATTCTGGTCTATGTGGCAACAATCGGCATTATTCTGACCATCATTCTCTTCCTCATTCATTATACTCTCTATCCTATCTTCTCTCTTCAGCCCGGCGACCCTGGGATCATTCCTGTTCCAGGATTTGCCGACAACCAGGCCTTCTGGAAACCAACCGGCTCTGTCACCACCTTTACTGATTTATCGGATATAGCCACAAAAGTCCAGACCAACACCTATAATTATTCCTTCTCCCTTGATATTTCCATTCAGGACCCCTATGTCAGCATGAACAATGGCTACAGTGTCATTTTCAGTCGTGGAGGCACACTCAATTCTAGTCCAGAGGCCAATTCCTCCATCAAGGGCTCTATCAGTAACTACAATGTGGCCATTGCCCTTGCCCCGGGCAATACGGACTTGGTTGTTTCCGTGCTAAACAGCGATGGAAATCCTGACAATATTCTCATTCCCAATATTCCTGTCAAGACCCCCTTCCGAATTGGCGTGGTCATTATGAGTACGGTCTTTGAGGTCTATTTGAATGGAAAACTCGTCAGCACCCGTAAACTGACATCCGGTGCCACGGGGAATTATACCGGCCCCTTCCATCCTCCTGTAGGCAATGTGGCCAGAGCCGTGCGGGTCGGCAATCTCCTTGTATGGAACCGTGTAGCCAGTTCTGGCAATATTCGGTATGCCAAGCCGTCGCTCATGTCCACGGTAGACAAGGATAGTAGTTCCACAGGGGGCTCCTGTTTGTCCCTCAGTTCCTTTGAGGATGGCCTATCCAAGGTAGCAGGTGGAATCACATCCTCTGTAGATACCCTGTCCAAGAACGCCAATGCGATTACAACGTCTGCTACGGCCACCTTGGGATCCACCGCCACAGCGGCATCGTCGGCTATTCCTGCTCTTTCCCTTTAGTATTATACCACTAATCTGTAGGGATTATGGAAGGCAGTACCTTACTTTTATATACAGGGTTAGGATTTGGCCTATTATTCATTGTATACTTGATTCTCGCCTATTATTATGGCAAAAAGGGGCCCATGGACCTTGCTCCAGAGGCCATACCGTTGAATGTAACGAAGAATCTGATGGCATCCAGTGAGGCTTCTGCGTTTATAACGGGACCTGGTGGTACGCTATCGGGTCTTTTTACAGTGGACCTCGGGAATCGTACGGCAAGCATGAATATGTCCTCTTTTTCTATGCTGTTTGGTATTCAGAACGGCGTGGAATTTCAACTGGCCCCTGCGAAAGAAAAGGAAGGTACGGCACGTCTTATGATTGCCACGGCAAAGGGTCCCGAAATGGTGGACCTTCCTCCCTTTCCGCTCCAACGATGTACGTTCTTGACCATTCTGAGGGACGGTCGGCGCTTTGATGTGATGTATGACAATCAGATTGTGGCGAGTCATCGCCTAGAGCATTATCCAGCCTCCGTTACAAGTCCCATTTCGGTAGGAGGACCCAATTTCATTGGGTCTGTGGTCCATGTTCTCGTGGCGAATACTCGGCTTTTACCACAAGAAGTCGCAGTTCTAAGAGCGAACTATACGGATACAACAGGATGTGTGCCTCCTCCGAGTCCGTTCCCCTATACCTTTTCGCTCCCCGATTTCAGGTCCTTTTGTATTCCCGGATTTCCGTGTGACCCCGCGACTACTCCACCGGCCAATACTATGAAGACATGGTCGTCCCTTTATAATTAATTCACCCGTCTTTACAGAGATGGCGTTGGCAAATACAATTATCATGGTAATTATTGTGATTTTGGGTCTAGTAGGGCTGTATTATCTATATACTTATCTCTTTAGCGGCCCTACTCCTGCCTCCGTCATTATAGGGAAGCAGCAGTCGGCAAAGTTGGACCCTTCGGCGCCCATTGTGGTTCCGAGCGCATCCTTGCCGCCCCTGTATAGTGGCGGGGAGTTCAGTGTTAGCACCTGGATTTATGTGAATGACTGGTCGTATCGCAATGGTTATAATAAGGCAGTGTTGTCCATTGGTGGACCGACCATTGATACCCTACGGGTCTACTTGGGGGGCCAGAAGCCGACCCTCAAGATTCGGGTGAATACTAGCCAGGGCTCCGAGGGGACGAAGTTGTCCAATAAGGATGCGAAAGGGGGTCTCTTTACGAGCCTTCAGACCGATTCGGGCATGCTAGATTCTACGGCGAACTGTGATATTCCCAATGTAGAATTTCAGCGATGGGTGTGTATTGTGGTGGCGATTAATGGAAAGACCTGTGATGTCTATATGGATGGTAAATTGGCCCGGTCTTGTGTTCTGGAGAACTACTTTAACGTGGATTCGGCCTATGCCTTAACGGTGGGCGAGGCAGGAGGCTTCGGTGGCAATATCAATACGACGCAGATGTATGGCTATGCCTTGAGTCCGGATCTTGTTTACACCAACTATATGGCGGGTCCTATGCCCGTTACCAACTTTTTGGGGTACTTGACATCCTTTTTCCAGCCTACAGTCTAGGTCTAATACCATACCATACCATACCATACGTTTCTTGAATTAGTATTATTAACTCAAGAAACATATAGTTAGATTATTTCAACGTAAACTATAGAGGAATCCCATGGACTTTGGTACGGGAAATAGTACAATAGCAAATGCTTCATCCAATCTGAGTTCTAACCCTGTTGTGCTCCAATTAGTAGTCGCCACGGTCGCAGTGGTTATTGTATATGTGGGTCTTGGCTCTTTAGAGGGATTTCAGGGCTTTATCAAGCGTCTTCAAATGGCCAGAACAGAACTCCTGCCCATCACCTATACCATGACAAACAAGACCTTTCAGATTGCCCAGAATCCCAATATTCAGGGTGCCAATCCGGTCAATCCCTCCAACAATGCCATGACCGGAACGGAATTCAGTTATTCCTTCTTCCTGATGGTGGCACCCGGCTCGTTCAAGGGGGATTCAGGACTCACCCATATCTTCCACAAGGGCAGCCCTCAAGAGTTCCCTTTGTTGGGCCCCGGTGTCTTTATGGCCGCCAATACCAATACGCTCATGGTCTACATGAACTCCTATGATAAGTTCAATAACTGTGCGAAGGTGGAGAACATTCCTGTGGGGAAATGGGTCCATGTGTCCATCACCTGCGAGTCCTCCGAACTCTTGGTGTATATCAATGGAAATATCAAGACCCGTCTGCCCTTTGAGACCACGCCTCCCTATCAGAACTACGGAGACATCTATGCCTTTTCACAGCGTATGATTACCTTGAGGGGAAGCCAGATTCCTGCCATTGGGGATACCCAGGATGTCTTCAATGTGATGGGATGTGCGGGGGGCATGCTGAGTCGTCTGTACTACTTTAACTATGCCCTGTCCTATTCGGAAATCACCTCGCTTATGAATGAGGGTCCCAGTTCTACTATTGATGGGACACAGGGGGGCATGCCGGCGCCCTATTTGAGGGATAACTGGTGGACGGCGGATTTCGCCACGTAAGGTGGAGGCACTTCGGATGCTACGCATCCTCGCCCCCCCACACCCCCTTCCACTTATATCCATCTATATCCACTTATATCCCATAATATCCCTACGCGATTTTGATAGTGTAATTAATACCCCATCAAATTAGTGAATGCCAGGAGGAGGTCTCTTTGTTCTTGTAGCCTACGGGGCCCAGAACATCCTTCTCAGTGGCAACCCCGATTTTACCTATTTCTACAAAACCTACAAGAAATACGCCCATTTCTCCGAGGAATCTGTGACGCAAACGATGGACGGCCCCACTGAACTCTTCTACGATCAGCCCATCCAGGTGCGGTTCAAGATTAAGCGCGTAGCCGACTTAGTCCGGGACATGTATCTAGTGGTGGATCTGCCCGATATTTATTGTAAATGGATTGACTTGAATACTCTCCCAATCACCCGTGATCATCAACTAGACTTCAGTTGGACCCGCTACATCGGCTGTCAACTGATTCAGCAGGTCGGCATCTATATCGGTGGCCAACGCATTCAAGAGTTTGATGGAACCTACATGATCGCAAAGGCACAGGCCGATCTGACCAACACGGACTTTGAAAAGTGGCGCCGCGCCGTCGGCGATATTCCAGAATTGTATGATCCTGCCGCAGGAATCTATGCGGGAGGCAGTGCCGCCGGCGGCTATCCCCTGGTCTATCCGGATTCCCCGACTATGAATGTGAATCGTCCCTCCATTTTCGGGCGCACCCTTCACATCCCCCTCCCCTTCTGGTTCACCGAATCCACCTTTAATGCCCTGCCTCTCCTCTCCCTTCAGTACCAGGAATGTGAGATCCAGGTCACTTTTAATCCGATCAATACGTTGTATCAGGTGAATGATGCCAGTGGCAACCGGGTCGCCCCCGGCTATTTTGAAGTGGGTGCCAGTCCTTCCGAACCCGGTAATGTCTCGTATGTGACCTCCGATTCTCCCTATGATAATATCGGCAACTTTCTAACGGATATTGGATATCCTGTCCCTCTCATTCCGACCTGGCCTCTCAATCCCAGAATAGAAGCCACGTATGTCTATTTAACGGACGAGGAACGCACTAAGTTTGCTGCCACACCCCTCCAGTATCTTATTCGGCAGGTCACCCTCTATGACTTCCAGAACATCACCAATCGCCAGTTCCTAGAACTCAAGACCCACAATCCGATTAATCGCTTGTTTATAGTCCCCTACCGGTCGGATTCGCTTCCCTTCCGAAACGATGTGGCGAACTGGTCCAACTGGCTCAATCCGGTGAAAGCGCCCTGGGTTGCCCCGCAACAAGCCTATCCCGCCTATATTCTGACAGGGGAGGCCACCGGTCAACTGATTCAGGTGGCGGGACAACAGCCGATTATTCAAAGTTTACGGGTTCTGGGCGACGGCAATGAACTCCAGGAGGAGAAGCCCATTTCCTATTTTACGGATGTGGTGCCCTGGAAGTATCTCACGGGCAATCCGGATCCCAATATCACGGTCTATCCCTTTGGCCTTCATAGTCCGAATACCCAGCCCGATGGCTCGCTCAATGCCAGTCGGGTTCGTCTGCTACAGGTAGACTTGAATCCCTTTCCTCTTCTCGCCACCACGAATTACACCTATGAGGTCTATATTTACGTGGAGAACCTTAATTGGGTGACAGTGGGGTCCGGGTTGGGTGGACTCAAGTACGCACTATAAGTTCCTTAGAAGTGTGGATACGCTATCATGATATACTGTTATATAATAGGGTGTATCATGCTAGACAAGTTAATGAGTGGCACAGTAGAATTTGTACAAAACAATCTAACGATGATTGGTAATTCCTATCCTGTTACCCTTATGAACAACAAGGTTCGTGATATGATTGGATGGAAGAAATCAGACGATATAGAGGATGATCTGATTACAGATACCTTTGATGACGCCCCGACAGAGACGCCAAGTGATTATATTTCCATTTATTCCATGATTGAACGTGCGATCAAGGGAGAAAGACTACCCATTTATCGCTGGGTCTTGTTTGGAATTGGAATCATTATTACAGTATTTACGATTATGATGGTGACAAATCATATGATTATGTTGCCATGGTCCATCCGCCTTTTTGCGGCCCTCTATATTGTAAATATTGGACTCTTTACTGATTTTACCCAGGTGAATTTAATCTATTTTGTTCTGCTGGCCTATCTCGGACTCTTCTTGTACCGCGCCTATTTACAGACCATGGATCCCACCATGAACATTGTTCCCTTTTATACCTTTGGCTTTCTGCCCTTACGAACAGCAAAACTGAATTGGACAGATTCAATCAATTCCGCATGGCTATATTTACTTGGAGGAGCCTATGGTCCGGACTATAATGCTGTTG